GAAGCAGGCTGGATGGGCAAGGCTATCATCGCATCCGAAACCATCCCCTACACCGACATCTTGGTCCACGGCCACAATGGTTTGGTCATCCCCTACGGGAAGAAAGACGCTTGGTACAAGGCGGTCCGCAAGTTTGTGAACGAACCTGACTACGCTCGCTCCCTCGCCGTGCAGTTGTCCAAGGATGTCCGTGAGCGGTTTGACATCAGCAAGACCGCCGAGCGCAGAGCCGAGTTGTACCGAAGTATCGGGCGCAAATTGTGAAATTCGGGCGCAAAGTACATTTAGGGGTAGGATGATATACCTATCCCCCAATACTACCAACACGATTGTCGTCACTTGGACGCAGCGTACCTCATCGGGCGACCGCTACATCTTGCGCCTCACCAACATCGCCAAGAATGTCACGACCGACTTTACCCTGCTGAAATCGGCCAACCTTTCCAACTACACCGAACGCTATGACAAATTTTCGCTTGCCGTGGGGTCGCTTGAAACAGGCTCGTATAAGTATGAAGTTTACGATACCAGTAGCACGGTTAGCGCAGCAACTGCGGTGGTTGAAACGGGCTTGGCGTATGTACAGGTAGTTTCTTTGACCTTCAACACCTTCGCAAATTCCATCCAATACACCGTCTTCGGAGCATCCGAACGAGCGGGTGTTTGATTACAACCTTTGACCAATCCTTCGCATGAGCGTACAAACGAGAACCCAGTTGCAGACGAGTGCCGCAACTATCACCAACGAAACCGCCGCAGGAGCGAACACCGCCGCCCGTGTGGGTGGACTATTCGACGACCTTGCCGATACCGCCACCCTTGACCGAGAGCGGGGCGTGGCGAACCTTTACCTTGACGAGGTGAAGAACTTCGCCCCGACCCAAGGGAGTGCCGTCAAGTTGACGACCCCGCTCAAATCGGGACTGATGACTACCTACAACTTTACCCGCACAACCACCGCCATCACCTACACGGGGACCACAAGTGCGGCTTTGCGGATATCGGCCACGCATGGTCTTGGCCCAAGGCAACGGGAACCAAATCAAGGTCTATATCGCCAAGAACGGCACACCTATTGAGCAGAGTATGACCGACATCACCACGGGCCACACCAACGGCCATGCGGTGTTTACCGAAACCGTTCTGCAAGGCGCAGTCAATGACGAGTTCACCATTTACATCAACGCCGTCAACGATGCTGCAAGTATTGCAATTTCGGCCCTATCCTTTACAGTACACACGCTATGAGCAGTATAAAGCAATCATTCACCCAATGGCTTGGGATTGAACACAAGGTCCCCGTGATGCTCGAAAACAAGGCGGGCAAATACATCACCTACGGAGCGTTCAACGAGTACCCGTATTACCTGCTGGACAACTACCGCCGAAGCAGCAAGCACAACGCCATAGTTAACGGAAAAGTGAACTACATCGTTGGCGGAGGCTGGCAACCAGGGGAGAAAATGACCGTGGAGCAGCAGGCCCGCTACGCCAAGTTCTTTGACGGGTTATCCGAGCATGACGACCTCAACGACATCACCGAAAAACTCGTTCTTGACTTGGAAATCTTCAACGGGTTTGCCGTTGCGGTTACATGGAACAAGATGGGAACCATTGCCAAGATGGAACACATTCCCTTTGAAAAAATCCGAGTGGACAAGGACGAGCGGATGTTCCAAGTGGCCGATTGGTACGACGATGCAATGGTCCAACTATACCCCAAAATTGGGGATGTCGAAAAGATTCCCGCCTTTGATGCCGACAACCGCATCGGCAAGCAGTTGTTCTACTACCGAGTGTATGCTGCAGGCGTGAAGTCCTATCCCCTCCCCGAATACATGGGAGGCTTGGCGTGGATTGAAGCGGATGTCCAAGTGGCCAACTTCCACAACAACAACCTCCGCAACAACTTTTGGGGCGGGTACTTGATAAACTTCAACAACGGCATCCCAACGCCTGAAGAACAGGGCGACATTGAAAGGCAGATTAAACGCAAGTTTTCGGGGACCGACAATGCGGGTCGCTTTGTTGTGACCTTCAACGATGATGTGAGCAAGGCTCCCACTTTGGAACCGCTCACTCCATCGGACATGGACAAGCAGTTTGAGATTCTCAACAAGGCCATTCAATCGGAAATATTTATTTCGCACAGGGTCGTGAACCCCATGCTATTCGGCGTTAAGACCGAAGGCCAACTGGGAGGCAGGCAGGAACTGGTGGAGGCTTACGAACTATTCAAGGCCACATACATCAACGACCGAGTCCGCAAAGTGGAGCGGATGATTAACTACTTGGGTTCGTTTAACGGCGTGGAGGGTATGGAACTTATTCCCGTGGAACCCATAACGGAGCGTCTATCCGAAGCCGCCCTGCTGACTATCATGACCCCCGAAGAACTGCGGGAAAAAGCGGGCCTACCTGCGTTGGAAAAGCAACCCGCCGATGTGGTGGGTCCGAATCCCCAACCCGACGAGCAACCGCAAACGCCCATGGTCATGGGCAACGACAACATCAAGAAGTTGTCGGGCCGTGAGTACCAGAACTTGATGCGAATCGTCCGTCACTATGCCCAAGAAAAGATTACCTTGGAGATGGCCCGCACGATGCTATCCGCTGGATTCGGTCTAACCCCCGAAGAAGTGAACACCCTGCTCGGAGTGCAGGAGCAGGCGTTCAGCGAGCCTACATGGGGCGAAGATGACGACGAGGACTACGGATGGGGCGACGAGGAATTTAAGGTCTTGGAGGTGGTCGCAAGCAAGTTTGGGAGTAATGCCGACGAGTATGTTGTCATGCATTCCAAGCCAATGCGCTTTGATGCCGACTTAGACGACCAAGTGCGTCAAGCCTTCGCCGAACTTGGCGAGGAAGAAAAGGAACTGGATAAAAAAATTGAAGCCTACCGCAAGAAGAATCGGGATGCAAGCGTGGAAGAAATGGCCAAGGAGTTCGGGGTCAGCAAGGCGAAAGTCGCCAAGCGTGTGGCGTACTTGATTACAAAAGACCGTTACCCCATCGCCCGTGCCGTGGACCAAATCGCAGAGCAAGGCTTGCCCAAGAATGTCAAGGAAGTGGCTGAACCCGTGCTGGAGGTGAGGTACAAATACTCTTGGGCGGCGGGTTTCAGCAACAAGGACAAACGGACGAGCCGTGAGTTCTGCAAGGTGATGCTGGACCTTTCCGACGCGGGCAAAGTTTACACTCGTGACGACATCGATGGTATTTCCAGCATCATGGGGTACTCCGTATGGAACCGCCGTGGTGGTTGGTATCACACGGCCAGCGGAGTGAATAGACCGCAATGCCGCCATGTATGGGAGCAGCAACTCGTCATCCGCAAAGGCAATAAAATCACGAAAGCATGAAGGCACTCTTTATCAGCGAACAAACGCTGCTGGACAATTCCGTAATCAACGAGAATGTTTCCTTTACGCAGATTCGGCCTACCATCGTGAAGGTGCAGGAAATGCGAATCCAGCCGATAGTCGGGTCTGCTCTTTATAGCGAAATGGTGGGGCAGGTAGTGAGCGGCACAACGACTGCACTCAACACGACGCTATTGGAGGACTACATCCAACCCGCCATGGTGCAATGGTTGTACTATGAACTTCCGATGGTCTTGGCCTTTAAATACATGAACAAAGGAATGGTCCGCCGTACCAGCGAGGAATCTTCCCAAATGTCCATGGACGAGATTACCCGCCTCACCGACAAAGTGAAGAACGATGCCGAGTGGTATTCCGAAAGGATTACCAGGTACTTGATGGAGCAAAAAGCCAACTATCCGCTATTCAACTCCCCGCCATCGGCCTTGGACACCATCTACCCCAACGGAACCAATTACAACACAGGGATGGCCTTGGACGCAAGAACCCTGCGCCGTGGTGCTGGACTTGACCGCCCGTGGCCCTATGACCCTTACTGCTCCAACTGCTGAAACCTATGGGCGCACACGCAAAAAACATTCTGAAACTCCAAAAATATGTCTTGGATAAAAATCAAGCAAGCACTCCTTGCACTTGCAAATGCTCACCCGCAAGTAAACTCCTTCGGGACGGGCGACCCGCTTGCAATCGGGACCGACAACACGATAAACTTACGAACCCCAAGCCGTGAGCGAATCGTTTATCCACTCGTTTTTGCGGATGTTCAGTCAGCGACTACTGATAGCGGCACTCTCAATTTGGTGGTTGGTGTATATTTCTCTGACCGTGTTGAATCCATTGCCACGATGGGCGGCGTGGTTTCGGGCAGTCCGACGCTGGGCTGGCAGGATAACGAGGACGAGGTTTTGAGCGACCAACTGCAAATCGCTCAGGACTTCATTTCAGCCCTTACAAACGACCCGACGCAAGAGTGGACCCTAAGTACCTCCGTGTCGCTTACACGCTTCGTAGAGAGCCGTGATGACCGTACGGCGGGGTGGGTGGCGACCTTGTCGTTTGCTATCCCGTATTCTCACTCCATTTGTGAAATTCCGACCTAATTTACATTTACAGTAAACAACCCAAGCAATGCCAACTCCTATTCTTCAACAAATGCTCGGACAGGGCGGCACGATGGAATTCGTGGACGCTGCCGTTACGGGCAAAAATTACGACTTCATCGTGGTCAATGTGGCCGCTACCTTCACGACCTTGACGGGTACAGGAGGCGAAGACCTATTGGCCGCCTACGCAATGTCAGCCAAGTCCGTGTCCGCGGGAATAGTCATCAGCGAGAACGCGGCAGATTACGCGGTAACTCCATCGGTGGGTAGCGTCATCGGATATACATTCCTCTAAGCGATGTTTATCGGCTACGGATACGGCTATCCCCGCTCGCTAATACTCGGCGGTTCGGGCAACCCTTACTGGGCCGCCTACAACGCCCGTGCATCTGCTGACGGCGCAACCGCTGCCGAAACGCAAGCAACGATTGCCTGCAAGCCCGATTTATTGCCAACCTTCCAAGATTACAATTTCTTCGTGTGGACGGACACGGTTTGGGCGGTGTTTAACTCCCGCTGCGATGCCGATTCAGCCACCGCCAAAGAAACCCTTTTTGAAAACTGCCTCCAAGTGCGCACCTATAATCTAAATTAAAATGCCCGCAGCACCATCTTTACTCATTGTCCCCTATCGTTCCAAGACGGGGAAACTATACTCCCAAATCCCAACCAGCGGGGCGGGGGACTTCGCCGTTACCCGTGACACGACTGCGACGAGGTTCAACTCTGCGGGGTTGTTGGAATCCGTTGCATCGGGCATCCCCCGCTTGGACTACTACACAAGCGGTGGAACGGCGGGGTGTCCTGCGTTATTGGTGGAACCTGCGGCGACGAATTTTGCAAGAGGTGTTGAACTTCTAAACACTCCAACCCCTGCGACTGCTTCTGGAGGCATCACGATAACAACTGGGAGCACTGACTTTCTTGCACCTGATGGGTCAAGTGGGACTATTACTAAATATGTTGGAGGAACTGCTTCGGGTTCTAATTTTATTGAATATGTTGCTTCGACTTCGGTGTCCGCATCAGGCGTTCACACTTTTAGTGCTTTTGTCAAGGCTGGAGCGACCAACCCATTAAATTTT